AATAGGTCGGAAATGTTAAAAGTTTGAATAGAACCGGTCTGATCTGTGCCAGATCTGGGCCTGTATGGAGTGGAAGTTTGGGTACATGTGGGCCGATACCGAACGAAGAAAGGGAAAACTGCAGGGGAGGGGAGAACTTTAAAAAATATTGTTATATTTGAATTATGAAAAGGACTTTAACTTGCAGAGTTGATTATGAAACGCATAAGAAATTCAAAATCCAATGTTTAAAGGATGGGGTTTTGATGGGAGATATGTTGGATTCATTAATGAAGATGCACTTAATAAAGCGTGATCGTGAGAATTATAATTTAAAGCAACTAAGAGAGAATGGCAAAAAAGCAAACATCCACAAGTAGTTGGGAATTATTCAAGGAGGCCATGGATGAAACCTTATCTGCAAAGGCTATGTCTATAATGTTAGCTATGGATGATGAGGATTATATGCGCAACTATTTTAAAATGCTAGAATTTGTAAGGCCTAAGATGACAAGGACTGAATTAATAGATGAAAACGAAAATAATATTACATTAACTGTCAAACACATAAATTCTGAAGAAGATGAAGAACAGGAAGATTAGAGTATTAATTGAGGTATTAATAACGATTATAGCTTGTGTTATATGTTATTTTTCTGGAGTTCATTGGTACATACCATTGCTAATTTATTTATTTATGTACATATTCTTTTATTCTTTACTTATAGTTGGATTGGCATTAGCTAGATATTTCTTTAGAAGAATAGAAAATTATGGAGATAACGATAAAAACGAGCACAGTATTCAAGAAAACTGAATCCGCTTATTATTCAAACAAATACAGTATTATAGCTAACATAGGAAGTTCCAGGAGTGGGAAATCTTATGCTATACTTCAGCTACTTTGTTTACTTCTATTATCAAAGAAGATGTTAAAGGTAACATGTTGGCGGAACATGAAAACGGTTTGCAAGGGGACATTAATGGCGGACTTCAAGAATATTATTTTTTCAGATCCATATTTAATAAGCCAATTTGTTCATAACAAAGCGGAGGGGAGTTTCACCAGTAAGAAAAACGGAAGTTACATTTTATTTGAGGGTACTGACAACGAGGAGAAAGTTCATGGTTTATCTCAAGACATTAGTTTTTTCAATGAGATTACGGAAATGAGTGAAGCTGTTTATGATCAGATAGTACAGAGGACTTCTGAAACTGTTTTTGTTGACTATAACCCGAGCAAAAGTTTTTGGTTTGACAAGTATTTGACACATGAAACGACTAAGGTAATACATTCAACTTTTAAAAGTAATCCGTTTATTAGTCAAAAGATAATAAACAAGTTAAAATCATATGAGCCATGGTTGCCTGGAAGTTACGAGATAATAGACAAAGTTCCTATGTACAAAGGCAGGAAGATAACTACGACAAATCAGCCTCCTCCGCATCCGTTTAACGTAAAGAACGGAACAGCAAATACGTATATGTGGTTAGTTTACGGTTTAGGTATTGGAGCCGAGAAGCCGAACAGGGTTTACAAGGATTGGGATACATGTTCTAAAGTTTATTTTGACAATTTAGAGTACAAGAGTTATTACGGTCTTGATTTTGGAGTGAGTAATCCGACAGCTTTGGTTGAGGTTAAGTTTGATGGAGATAACACGTTCTATGTTAACGAGATGATGTACAAGCCAATTTCGGAGATGGGTATGCCATTGTACAAATATTTAAGGGATAATTACAAGAAGATATCGGAGAATGATATTTTAGTTTGTGATTCAGCGAAGTTAGCTTTAGTTTCTGATCTACAAGGAGCGAACTATACAGCTGTACCTGCAATCAAGGGTCCTGGATCAATTGAGAGAAGAATTACTAATTTACAAGGATTTAGGGTTGTTTACACGAACACATCCTTTAATTTAGATATGGAATATTCAACATATTCTTACGATCTTGATAGATACGGGCTTGTTACTGATAGAATCATAAGTAAAGATGATCACTTACTGGATGCAATTGGTTATTGTTGCGATTATATTCTTAGAAGTTTGGGGGTAATTGCAGCTTAAAAATAGGTATTTAGGAATTATATAAAAAAAAATTTTATATTTAGAAGGATTTTTTATTTAATTTTGATCAAAACTTTACTAAATGGCATTTAATCTACCGAATATATCTTCGTGGTTTCGAAGAAATCCTGTATATGAGCAGACGTATGATGGTCAAAATTGGTATTACATTGATGGTGATGGAGCGAATGAAGCAGAACTTTCAAATTTAGTTTTTAGTCAAAAACACCCTATATTATCTGGAGCCTTATTATTTATATCAAATCTTGTTGCTCAATCAAAGTACAAGGTAATTAATTCAAAAACAGGAATAGAGGTTCAATCTCCAATTACGGAACTACTAAAAGCACCAAACTACTACCAAACACGAATAGACTTCATAGAACAATTGACATTTATGAAAATTGCAGTTGGATCTGCTGCAATTTGGAAGAAAAGGAGAATTGGGTTTAATGATGTGGAAGCATTATACGTTCTTAATCCTGAACTGATCACATATCCAAACGGATACTCCAGGAGGTTTATTATGCCAGATTCAAAGCCTAATTTTTCAGTAACATATGATAAGTCAGGAGATAATATTCAGATACCAATAAAAGATTTGATTTTCATCTATGATATGCCGAACTGCTTTAGCGTTAAAAACGAATTTTTATCTGCAAGTAGAATAGATGGTCTAAGACAAACACTTCAAAATACAAACGATTCTTTACTAGCAAAAAACATTATTTTAAAGTCTAATGGAAAAGAAATGATTTCAGGTGCAGGAGCGCAAGGAACTTCATTTCCGTTTACTCCTGAAGAACAGAAAGAAGCTAAAAAGGCATTTAATAATAATTACGGACTAGGTAAAGGAAGAAGCAGACTTTATTTAACTAAAGCTAATGTTGATTGGAAATCTTTACACGTTGCATTGCGTGATCTGGGATTAGATGAAAGCGTAAAGGTGGATGGTAATTTGATTTATACCGCTTTGCATATTCCGAAAGATATTTTAAGTTTGGAAGCTAAAAAAACAACGTACAATAATTATAGGGAATCAATGACATCATTCATTGAAGGAGATATAACCGCTATCAATAATGATTTTACATTATCTTTATCTACTGACGAAGAATTAATAAAACCCGGAACAGAATTAGTTGGTTCTTATGATCATTTGCCAGTAATGCAGTATGTAAAAGCAGAGAGATATAAAGCAACTAGCGAACAGGCCAAAGCATTAAAAGAGTTATTAAGTGCAGGAGTTCCTGAAAAAGTTGCTCTAGAAATGGTAGGAATGCCAATTAATTTAAAACTAGAAAAAAATGAGCAATCAACAGAAAGTACAGAAAACTCCGATAATCAAGGACAAGGAACTGATAGCTAAGATCAAGAAAAAAGAAAAGCAAGTAAAGGAGCAACTAAAAATTAATAAAGATGAAACCACGTAAAAGAAAATCAATGCAACCTGTACAGGCTAAGACGATTGAAAGAATGAAACTTGAAGCTGTAGCTACAGATCAAAAAAAGACAAAGAAAAAATCTAAAAAGAAAAGCGATGATAGTTAAGAATCAACCTAACTTTAAAAGTTTTGAAGAAAAAGTCAAATGGCTTGTCGACAATGAGGAGGAGCTTATCATAGCTGCTAAGTCAACAATTAAGTATGCTGATGCGATAGTTTGTTCGCCTGAAGTTGATTACATGAATTTCTCTTATAAAGATACAAATTCAAATAACTATACTTATAAAGCAAGTCAGGACACAGACACAGAATTGAAAAGGACTGTACTTATCAACACTACAAAGATTTTTGATTCGCATGAAGATGTCCATTTTGATGGTTTATGGAATAAGTCTGTAAAGGAAAACAAGAACATTAAGTTTTTGCAAGAGCATCAAATGAAGTTTGATAAAGTAATTGCTCAAAAGGAAGATCTGAAAGCATATGTTAAAGAATTTTCCTGGAAGGATTTAGGTTATGATTTTGAAGGTAAAACTGAAGCGTTAACGTTTGATGCGACAATAAAATCAGATGTAAACAATTTCATGTTTAATCAATATAAAAACAACAATGTTGATAATCATTCTGTTGGAATGCAATACGTTAAAATTAAATTAGCGATTAATTCTGATGACCCTGATTTATCAACATACAAAGATACGTGGGATAAATATTATCCCGAAATAGCCAACAAAGCAGATGTTGACAGATCAGGAATATTTTGGTGTGTCCTTGAAGCTAAGATAATAGAAGGCTCAGCAGTATTAATTGGTTCAAATCAATTCACGCCAACACTAAATCAATCTAAGAATAAAAAAGAGGATGAAAATGAAATTGATGAATTGAAGGCATATAAAAAATTCTTAAATTTGGAATAATTAAATTATAAGGGAGTAGGAATTTCGAAGTTCCGTTTAGGTTTTGACTGTTACCTGAACAACTCCCTTTAATAAACAGTCATAAAAACAGTCATCATGGAAATTTGGAAAAAAGCAAAAGATTTTGAAAATTACGAAGTAAGTTCTTTAGGTAGAGTAAGGAATGTTAAAACAGGAAAAGTTTTAAAAGGAGGATTTAGGAGAGATTATATAAAACATAATTTA